CTTCTATATCATCTATTTTATTAAAATCAATTACTAGTTTAGACATATAGATATAATCCTTATCCATATATATAAAATGCCTAAAGCACCACATACAATAATAGCCCATATTAATCTAATTATTAATTGTTCTATTTTATTTTTCCATACAATCATTATATACTAACCTTTCTTTATTTACCTATAATATGATTATAACAGTCTATGCATACAGAGGTTTCCTCTGTCACCCCTACAGAGCCATCATCATAATATGATGTTAATTCATATTTATATATATCATGCTTACTATACATATTACAAATATCACATATATCATGTGGTTCAGGGTCTATTCCTAAATCTTTAATAGTTTCAATTATTAACTTCATAGACTTAAAACCCACTCTTGAAATTTAAATATACCATATATACCAACTATCATTAGTTGAAATATTATCATTACTAAAAATGCTTTTATAGTTTCATTTCTACACTTTAACCTAGTCATCTATAACTCCTTCTATATAATTTTTATAATTGTTATTAATTTGATGAAATGCTTTCAATCTTTGATAGACATCTGCTTCTTCTTTGTCTAGCTTGTTATTAGTTTCATCTACATAAACATCTATTGCATATAATAATAGTTCTATTTGTTTATCACTAACTTCTAGAACTCTATATTTACTTACCATCTTTACCTTTCTATTTGAATTTATAATGACTTAGTCTACTCCAATCACCACATATTTTTTACTTTTAAATACAAACCATTCACAATTAGTAGAGTTATGGCCTAACCTATTTACAACTTCTTCTACATCATTTATATTTCTTAATGGATGTTTATCTCCAATAATATAAATAGTTAAACAACCTGTTTCATAGTCACTCACTGACAACTTCATCTATTTTACCTTTCTATTTACTTGTTTATACAACACTTCTTAAACTTTTTACCTGATAGACAAGGACACTTATCATTTCTACTAACTTTAGTAGATTTTAACTTATAAGACTTAACCTTATCTATGTACTTTCTATATCCACCTGCTTTACGAATTTCGCCTACAGGAGCATTAGATATTATATATAAATCTTTAGTCTTCATCTATTACCTCTCTTATTATCCCTATTAAGTTCTGTTGTTATTACTTCTGAAAGTTCTTCAAATCAATCTAATACAAGAAGTACTATATATAACACTGCTATTATGGTTATTAATATTGAATACATTATTTATTTCCTTTCTTATTCATTATATAAATTGGTAAGGGCTTAAATATAACAGACAATTCAACCACAGATGACCTTACTGAAGATAACCTGCCAATATGAATTAATCTTTTAAATTTCTTAATAGCCCTATCCTTTTTAAATTTTGTCTATATGCTACAAAGCCCCATCCATATGGAAGGGGCTTGGCCTATTAACTATTTAAGTTAACTTATTACTTAGTTGTAACTTGCTCTGCTTTGACTCTTGGTTTATCTGTCATTGCTTTTATTTCCTTTAAAGCTTCGATAGTTAACTTTCTACTTCTTCCTTTCTTAGATAAATTTCTTTCATCAATAGTTAACTTGTCATTAGGGTTGTTAGTATCTGTAAACATATGGCCAACAGTAGCCTGTTTAATGATGACACCTTCAACCATTACCACAGCACCTGAGGAACAGGTGAAAAAGTAAGTGTTATTAGTAAAGATACAGTCTTCATTATCTATTACACTTTCTAAAGCTACATTTAATTTACTTCTTACTTGGTCCAAGCTTGGGCTGTTATATCTGTTACCCTTACCATATAGACCAACCTTATTAAATTCTAAACATAAAGCTTGATAATATAATTTAGCATCTTTAACGCCTTGATATTTTACACCAACTTTTACAAGTTGCTTTATGTGGTACTCATTAACTCTGTTTAATTTACCTAACTTTGATAAATTATCTGCATCTTCTTGATATTCTAAAACTTCAGTCTTAGCCATTTTATTTATGTTGTTCATCTTTGAACCTTTCTTATTTAATCTATCAACTAAGGGAAGGTGTCATCATGAGTGACCTTTGCCCCTGTCAACTGCTATATTTTACCCCTATTTAAGGGGGTAAACCAAACAGATTTTGTACATACTCTATAACACACAATATTTATTTATTATCGTTTACTGAGGAGATATACATTAATTTAACATTTGAGTATAATATGCTACATTAATTTTAAAAAAAATAATATAATTATCGTTTATTTTTAATGTTTATAATGTTAATTGATTTTAAAGTAATATCTTATTAATGTTTATAAATGTTTGTAAATTATCCCTATGGAAAATAATGAATCAGTAGACAAGTTGTTACAGCAAGATACAAAAGGGAAATATATAAGTAAGAAGGCAAAGGCTATAAAGATTTACTGTCTTAACCCCTCAATTACTATAAGTGGTTTAGCATCTGAGATAGGTGTCTCTCCTCATACAATGAGTAAGTGGTTACACGAAACAGAGTTTATAGACCAAGTATATAAAAAATATATGGAAATATCAGGCTTAGAACTCCCTAATGTGGTTGGGGCAATGATAAGAGAGGCTAAAACAGGCAATGTACAAGCAGGTAGGCTAGTATTAGAGCATTTTGGCAAATTAGAAAATAAAATCAAAATACAAGTAGAGAGTCCTTTTGAAAAATTCATAAGAGCTAAAGAGGTTAAAGTCAATAGTTCTATAGTTGAGGCAGAGTTTACAGAGGATAATCTATTAAAAGAGGAAACTGAGGAGCTTTATGAGCAAGAGGTCACAAATAATGAGGTGTTTATTGATAGACTTAATAATAACTATGAAGATACCATATCTACTTTACCTGATAGAGACCCCCAAAGCCAAGCTAAGAGACTTTCTAAAGAAAAGAAGGCTGTCACCTATGTCACACAAAAGGCAAAGTCCTATGCTGAAATTAATAAAGATGCAAGAGAAAGAAGACTGCTAAGACAAAGAGCAGAAGATGTAGGATTACCTCTATTAAAATCCAAGGGTAGACCAAGAGCTTCAGAAAGAAAAAGATGGCTAAAAGAATTAGAAAAGTTAGAAATAGAAATGTTTGGGGAAGTTCAGAACTTTTTAGAGGATTCTTAGCCCTGTAAATAAAAACAAATAAAGTAAAGTATAATAAAGTATTATATATACTATATATACTATATATATTATATATATATATATATATATATTCAAAAGAAAAAATACAAAACTTATGACAAATAAACAAGAACTTTTTTTAGAACATAAAAGAAATTGGTTTGAATTTACTAATTACATCCCTCATAAAGGACAACATAAATTACACTTTCCTGAAACTTATGCTAGATTCAATGTAGGAGTTTGTGGAAGAAGGTGGGGTAAGTCTGTTGGAGCATCTAAAGAAATAGAACCTATACTATTACAGCCTGACAAAAGAGTATGGGTTGTAGCCCCTACATACTCAGGGGCAGAAAAAGTATTCAGAGAAGTATGGCGAGAACTTATAATGAGACAGGGTTTACCTACTAGAAGAGCCTCATATAAAGATATGTATATTGAATTTGAGTGGGGTTCAGTTTTTGAAGGCAAATCAGCAGATAATCCTAATTCACTTGTAGGTGAAGGTTTAGACTATTTAGTTGTAGATGAATGTGCTAAAGTTAAAAAAATAATATGGGAAATGTATTTAAGACCTACTCTATCAGATAGAAAGGGTAGAGCCTTATTTATTACTACTCCTGAAGGTTATAATTGGATTTATGATTTACATTTATTAGGTCAGAATGAAAAAGAGAATAATTGGTGGAGCTTTAATTCCCCTAGTTGGGAGAATCAATATGCATACCCTGAAGGATTACAAGATGAAGATATACTTGAAGTTAAAAAGAATATTGACAAAGTTATCTTTGACCAAGAATATGGTGCAAAGTTTACATCAATGGCAGGTAGAGTTTATCCTTTTGATAGGTCTTTGGATTGTGGGAATTATCCTTATAACCCTAGCCTACCCACTTATTGTTGTGTGGATTTTGGATATAGAATGCCTAGTGCAGGATGGTTTCAAATAAATAAAATAAATGGTGAAGAGCATATTTACATCATAGATGAAATAGACCATGTCAAGAATGTAAAAACAGATGAATTTGCTAAAATGATAAGGAAAAGACCTTATAAAATTGTTGCTTATTTTGGTGACCCTGCAGGAAAATCTGTTCAAGGACAAAGTGGTTTGGGTGATATAGATATATTTCGTAAGTTTGGCATATCTGTAAGGTCTGTAAAAGATAGAACTAGTAGGTCAATCAATGCAGGAATATCTCATGTTAGGTCATTTATAGAAAACGCAGAGGGCAAAAGGCATTTACATGTAGATTATAGCTGTAAAGGATTGGCAGAGGATTTAGAGAATTATAGATACCCTGAAGTTAAAGAAGGCAAAGACCTTAAGCTCGACCCTATCAAGGATGGCTATCATGACCATGGATGTGATATGATAAGATATTTCTTTATAAATAGATTTCCAATCAGACAACAAGGTATTAATGTAGTGAGGAACAAATGAATTATACAGCAGGTGAACTTATCAAAGAATCTATAAAAGATTTTAAAGCTGAAAATAGTAGAAGGAGAAGAAAACATGTAGAAAAAATGATTAACTACTACATGGGTCAAGATACAGTTAAGTATATTACTCAGTATTTTTCTGCTGATACATTTAGGGAAGTCCCCCTTTATAAAATAAATATTACAAAAAAGTTTATTGATAAACTATCAGGAGTTTATAGAAGCACACCTAGAAGAAAAGTAGGTGGAATATTTGAAAACCCTAGATATGAAAAATTATTATTTAAAAAAGATTTAAAATTAAAGAATATTGAGAGAATGATTAAATTATTAGATGTAATCGCTCTTAATGTGTCTTTTGATGAAGAAACACAGCAATTTAATTATCAACCAATATATTATTTTGATGCTTTCTTTGATGAACTAAACCCTAAAGACCCTATAGCAGTAGTTTATCCTCTTTTACAACCAACAGATGATGTTAGTTATGATGGCGAGTCTATGTTTTGCTATCTTGACGATGAAAAGAAGATAATATTTGATGCTGATGGTAATGTCTTGCAAGAAATACCTCATTCCTATGGTGTCTTGCCCTTTGTTTTCCCTAGAAGAGTAGAACAGATTGATGACTTTTTTGGCGAAGGTGCTATTGATATAGTTTCTGTTAATGAACATGTAAATATTACAATGACAGAGCTACAGTTAGGGTTACGATTTCAAATGTTTGGACAGCCTTATGCTACAGGAGTATATGAAGATACACCTATTGCTAGGACAGGTTCAGACACAATTATAAATTTACCTGAAGGGGCTAATTTTGGTATAGTATCTCCTAAGGCAAATATAAGTGCAGTTATTGACTCTATTAAATTCCAAATAGAAATGTTAGCAATGTCTAATCACTTATCTGTATCTTTTGATTCTAACCAAGACAGACCTTCTTCAGGACTTGCCCTTATCATAAAAGACCACGATAGAATAGAATATTATAAAGATGACATTGAATTGTTTAGAGATTTCGAGCATAGTTTATACGACCTTGAGAAAATTATAGCAAAAACTAATGGTATTTATTTACCTGATGATTTCTCA